TCTATAATTAACTGTTTATGTGGCGATGCTTTTATTTCTCTTTTTTCTTCCATGTGTCCTCCTTTTCACTTTTTAGACAAAGAAAAAACAGTGAACCTTTTTTGGTTTACTGTTTCCAGCAGAGCTTCTCCAAAAAATCCTAAGACTGGACTTAGTGGGTATAGAAATTCTGCTTTCAAATGACCAATGACTTTATTAAGTGAAAGGGCAATAGCCATTGTCATTCCTGCAACGGCTATCCTTTTTACATATGGTTTCACTGGTTGATTATCTATCATTTTCTGTGCAACTACACCAAACAGCACTCCTGAAAAGAACAATATAAGGAAAAGTCCATGATTATCTATAATTTCCTGTAAGTCCTTTAACATTTAATAATCCCCCTATATTCCTATTGCCATTTTTTCTTCTCCAAGTATTTTGTGTATTATTTCATCAACATTTACAGTTTTTTCAAGTGCTTCTGCACCTTTTAATAATAAATCCTCCGTAAATTTCTCAACATCATCGGGGATATATGGATTATTCCTTTCCTGAGCTTTTCTCACGAAATCTTTAAATTTTGCAAAGAAATTATTTTTTACTGCTTCCAGCTTTTGAATTCCAGTTTTTGCCCCAAAAATTATTTCTTTTTCTAAAACTTCCTTCCTTGTAAAATCTACTAACATTCCTACTAAAATCATTTGTAATTGTGCATTCATTTACATCACTCCTTTAAATTTATATTTTTTTGATTTTAAGCCACCTGATAGTCTCAAATTTGCATTTTATTCTATCAGATAACCTTTTATACCTGAATTGTTTTTAAAACTCTTATATTCAAAATATGCAAGCCGTTTTTTTCTATAGACTCAATTTTTTCATTTTTTGAGACTATAAAATTTTCTTAGACTTAATTTTTAAAAATTTTGATACAAAAAAAATCACAATCAAATTAATGACTGTGATTTTTAGATTATTATATTGCTATTAATTTCTTAAAATATCCATTAAATCTGAAAAATAAAATAACTTGTTTCTTCTTTTATCATCTTGATAAATTACACCACTATTCAATAATTTTTTTATATTAGTATTCGTAGCAGTATAGCTGGAATTAGTTGCTTTTGATAAAAAATTTATTGTAAATACTGGATTCTTAAAAATTGCATTTAGATATTTTTCTTTTATATTATTTTTAAAACAGTAATCTTTTAATCTAAAATATAATTCTTCAATATTTCTTAATTTCTCTATGTTTTTTTCAGCTTGAGAAATTACAGCATCCAAAAAAAACAAAATCCATTCTTTCCATTGTGGTTCAGCCGTTCTCAAATTATTTAACAATTGATAGTATTTAAATTTATTCTTTTCCAATTCCCCGCTAACAAAAAATGTCGGAGTTGCCACTATTTTTTTTTCTAATAAATATAACATTATTAAAATTCTTCCAACTCTCCCATTGCCATCTAAAAACGGATGTATTGTCTCAAATTGAGCATGTATTATCGCTATTTTAATTATAGGATCAATCTCTTCTGCTATTTCATCATTAATATACTGCTCTAAATTTTTAATATATTCTTCTATTTTTTGGGGTTCTGGCGGAATGTATGTGGCATCTTCTATTTTTTTTGTCGGACCTATCCAATTCTGTATTTTTCTGTACTCCCCAGGTCCCCTATTTTTGCCTCTACCATTCTTTAATACTGTTTCGTGTAATTTCAAAATTAGCCTTGTAGAAATTGGAACATTTTTTAGCATTTCACTTCCAATATTCAATGCTTCTAAATAATTTTGTACTTCCAATATGTCTACATTTTTTTTGTTAGTTATTTCTGCCTCTATCACTTCATCAAACGTAGCTTGTGTTCCCTCTATTCTCGTAGATTGCAACGACTCGTTCAGTGATAACATCCAAATTATATTTTCTGAAGTTAGATTTCTTTCTAGTAGTACTGAAAATTCTACTAACTTATTTCGTGCCGTTATTGCCTTTTTATAAAGTTCTACTAAAATATCATTGTTTAGATTTAATGGTAATTTATAAGGTTTAAATGCCTTTTTCATAATTTGACTCCCATTCTAGATTATTATTTTTCTATTTTAGTATACCCTATTTTGTAACTTTTTTCAACACAAAAAAAATATAAACTTAATTTTTCGTGCAATTATTTTATTTTTAGTTTTAAAAAAACAATATTTTACAGTCATAATTCGATTGCCATTGTCCTATATCTTTTTCTGTTATTTTATTTCAAAATGTGGTGTGTCGTGCATTTTCCAATTTCCACCCCATTCAACATTTGCTCCTCTCTCCTTTGCTATCTTTAAGATATGCTCGGATATAATTTTCAATTTCTTATCATCATATCCCTCTTCTGAAGTAAATTTTCTGTATTCTCCGTTTTCTTCTATCCCACACGGAAATATATCCACAGCATGACCATATCCATCAGATTTAATTTGATGATTTGATTTTGCCTTATATCCATCGCAATTTGTCACTTTCGGTCCTGGTTTAGTTCTGCCCTTTTGATACAAAGCAAATTGTTCTTCTGCTGTTCTAGCTCCATCTGTTATTCTGAAATCAAACGGACTGTTTTTAATAGCTTCTTTCATTACTTCAATAAGTTTCGGATGTACTTTAGACATTTTGTCCAAACTCGTCTGACTGAAAGAATAAACAGGTTTTATACTTTCATTTTCAGTTGTTTTCTCTTCTTTTATTTCTTCTACATTTAGTATTATATTATCTTTTTCAAAATTCACCCCAGTCACTTTGTATTTTTTGTTGTCAAATTCAATTTCTGTACATATAAGTTTTTCTATATTCATTTACATCACTTCCTTTCCTAGTAACTCCATAAATTTTAAATATTTAAATAGCTTTACTGGACTAAATGCACTTTCTTTTAATGTCTTTAAGTTGTAAGTCAAGCTATCGTCCAGTCCTTTGTTAATTAGATGTAAGCATAACTCCGAACAGAAGTATTTGTCTTTATGCTCAATGCCTAATTCAAGCAATTGACTAAGAAATATTGCCCAGTAGTCATATCCTTTGCCTTTTATTTTTTTAAATTCTTCTAAGACAATTGGAACTTCTATATGACTATCAAGTTCGTAAATATCCATGTTGTCTTTATAAATAAAAGGCTTTATTCTGACCCCACCTGGATTTGACAGATACACATAATCGTTATATACGAACTCGCAATGACTATATTTCCCAAGTGTTCTAAGTGATATTAATAAACCGACAATTGATTTTGGCCTGTGAAAGCTTATATATAATTTGTCTTTTTCAAGCATACTACCTCCTTTCATGTTTTTATTCGTGTGTTTTTCTTACGAATAATCTCACGATTAATTCCAAAGTTTTTCAAATTCTTCTCTTGTATTAAAGTTCTTAAGTTCTTCATCTGACAAAGTTTTAAGTTTAGCTATAAGCTCACTTTCTGTTTTTATTGCTTTAGACAGCTGCGACTGCATGTGAAATGCCATCAGCTTAAAGTCATCAAGTGTCAGAGTCGGATAAACATGTTCTCTAGTATCTTTATCAATTAACTTCCATTCATTTGTTTCTTTTCTTCCAGTTATTGTCAGCAACAAAATCAGACTTGTTAAGCTATCCCTGTCGCCTTTTTCTCTGTTTTTCTGCAAGTATTTTCCTTTAAACAAAAATTCACTTTCAGAATATTCAACTTTTAATTCAGATAATTCTTTTTTAATCTGCTCTATACGTTTTTCTCTGTCAAATACTATCTCTCCATCTTTTATTGTTTCACACTCTTTCCGCTTTACAATTTTCCCGCCTACAAAATAGTTGTCAGGAGCTGTTTCAACTTCCTGATATTTTATTTCTTCCACTACATCTCCAGCCATTGTTGGAGCTATCATAGATACATCTATGTTTGTGCTTAACACTAAATGAGTATCTTTGTTGTACATAACTTTAAGAGTATCTTTATCAAATTTCTTAAGCTCCTCGTACCAGTCTTTATTATCTTTATCAAATATTGCAATATATTTCATGCCGTCTTCAAACTGTTTTATTTCTGTTCTTTCTACTATAAATTTCATTCTATCCTCCTAATTTTTATCCAAACGGAACATTATACCAGTTGCTTCCATTCCCGCCACGTCTTACTTGCAAAGCCCGCATTTGCACAAGGTCAACAATGTGGTCATTATTCCCATTGACAAGACCTGTTACAACGTATCCATTTCTTTCTGTCGCCTGATTTGCATGTGCGATAATAGGGGTTATCAATCCAACTAACCTTACATCCCTTACGGTGTCGTTATTCAATGTATTCCAAATATTATTAAAATTAGTATCCATACTGTTCATTCGATTGTCACGTGCGGCCATATCTATGTGATCCATTATTTCTAACCATCCGCCACCTGCACGATTAGGGACTTTATAATAGGCACGCCCTCCGTTCGTGTGAAATGACCCGGTATAACCCCCTGCACTATTAAACATTTCAATTTCCGTACCTGCATACGAATGACCAATATCGTTTGTCCCTACTACTTTTAATCTTGAATCAGGATATTTCCAAAAATTTGTTTTCAGCTGATAAGGCGACAAATCAGGCTTTGGACTTACCTGCTTTATTGTTTTGTAGTTGATAAGACCATAATCATCTTCTCCCGCTGGCTTTAACAGTTTACTTAAAAACTTGACAAGTCCCCACACAGTTAAAATTTTTGTATGGTCTAATGTCTCAAATAACTTAGTCCATTTTGTTTTTCCTGGACTTTCTTCATTGTTGCCTGTATTTTTTTCAATTATTTCTTTTACTCTAGCAGAATCAGTCTCAGCTTCTGTGCTAGAATAGAGCTTTGCTATTCCAAGAGTATTTTCAGATGCCTGTGTTATCAGCTCAATTAAAAAATAATTTCCAGTATAAATTAAATTTACTATATTGTCTTTTATAAGACTTTTAGATTTAAGATTTTCATTATCATTAAACTTAAGTGAGTAATTATTATTTTTAAAAACAACAACTGGATTATCAAAGTTATTTGTTTTTGGAATTACAAATTTCAATTTAAGTCCTTCAAATAATTCTTGTTCACTTTCTAAATTTTTAATTACATAAGCATCTACTCCTGAACCATAATTTTCTGAATATTCTGTTTCAACAAAATACACTCCGTTTTTTTGCATTTCATTAAAATCATCAGAGCTTATTACACTACCTCTTGTCTGTATAACACCCCTAAAAGGTGTAATTTCTTTCACTTCGTTGTCTCCAACAGTTACAGAAGGATTTCTTATTTTAAATAGATTCGAATGTTCATACACTCCTCGCAAAAATTTTTTAATGATAGGCATTCTCTTTTTCCCTCCTTTTAATCATTAAGTTCCAACATTTCATCAAGATTGTATTCATGTCTGTCATATTCATATCTAACATCACTTTTAACAATATATTTCTGTTTTTCTCCTTTACAGTTTATTAAAAATTCTCCATCCAACATTTCCCAACAATCTATAATTATTCCTGCTGCTTTTATTGATTTTAAAAATAATATAATTTCTCGAATATTTGCTTTTTTCAAAATCCTTAATTTAATGTGACGTACTTTAATATTTTTGTCAGAATTATAATCAAAAATCTGTATTCTATGTTTTTCAATATTAAAAAAAATGGATATAGCATTAACAATAAAATTAAAATCAACTCTTCCTAATCTTAATAAAAATGATAATTTTAAAAATTTTCTGTACTCTTCATCTGTTCTTCCACTTCTGTAAATTTTGAATTGTGAGCCAAACAAATCAAGTTCTTTTTCGAGTAATTTATCAATGACATCAGAAAACAATACTTTTTCAAAATGTTTATCATACAATTCAAATCCTTTAGAAATTATATTGAAAATTTTTATGTTATTCTGACCTTTTCTGTCAACTATATTCCCACATAGCTTTAAAAAATCATTTGCTTCCATTATAATTCCACCTCAATATTATTAATGCTCAAAAAACTATATTCATCATGCTGTATAGCTAAATCTGTTTTTGTCCAATTTCCATTTATTATCTTTATTTCTACATCTGCTTCCAACTGATCAGCTATTTTATAAACTGCAGCTTGAATTTTTTCATAATTAACATATTGTCCTAGTCTAAATTTATCTGATTCTTTAATTATATTTCCTACAATTTCTTCTTTTGTTGTTTTTTTATAATCTGAAATATTTTTTATATTTCTGACTCTTACTGCATATTCAACTTTAGTTGCTTTTTTAAATTTAATTATCCGTTCTTGATTTGAATCAGTTATTACTCTCATTTCCACATCACCATCTGTCACAATACCTGGAGAAATAGTATTTAGAACTGTATACGCTACTTCTTCATCAATAAGACCTTTTATTATAATTCTTACATGTCCAGGTTCTAATTTTAAAGTTTCATTTTTCTCTTCTGTAGAATTTTCAAGAACAACGCAATCCTCAACTTGAGATAATTTAAGTAAATTTGATTTTATTCCATTAATATCAGCTCCACCTTTTGATAATGATAAATTTAAAATTCTTTCTCTTAGTTCTTCATCACTTTCTAAAAATGTTCCACCACTGATTATTTCTGAATTATATACTCTGCTTACATTTTCATCTCCAGTTGCTTTTTCAGCAATTTCATTTTCAGAAGCATTGTATTCTTCTCCAAAATCTAATGCTTTTATTTGTACAACCGCTTTCCCAACGTTGTTTATTAATACATTTGATACTGTCTGATATAATAATCCTTTTTTAGATCTTACTTGAAATCCTTTTGTAACTATATGACCTGGTACTCCTTCTATGTTTAAGTTTCCATAAGCATATTTTCCTTTTATTCTTTCTATCCCAAAGTTACTTCCAAATGCTGACAAAATTGCACCATTTTTATTGTGTAACCACATTTGAGAATAAAGTAACTGTAGCTGTTTACTCTGATTTTCAAGCATATATATAAATACTTCCAAAAATTGTCCAAGCGATGTTTCAGGATTTATTTCAAAATCGTCTCCAAACTGTATTTTTCCTTCCTGTTCCATTGCTTTTTTTATGTCTAAAAATAAAGGGAAAATAATTCCGTTGTTTTCTATTTTAAAATCAGCCATTTATTTCCCTCCTATCTATTTCAATCTTTGTTTCTTCGCCAAAATAATCAAATTTTATTTTAAAAAAACCTTCCCTGTTTTCTGATTTTGACTTTTCAATAATTATGCTGCTTAAATCTACTCCTTTATAAGAAGAAATTTTTTCATACATATATGTAATCATCAAATCTTCTCGTTCATGTGACTTTAACTGACCTATATAATCGAGCCAAGGTATTCCTATTTCAGTTCTTAAATCATAAGTCCCTTTTATATGCTTTATAAGTTCAACTATATCCTGTTTTGCTTTTTCTTTTTCATTTAGCACTATAAGATTATTATCTTTAAAATGTAAATCTCCATTTTTCATTTCAAAAGCTATCATTTCTCACCTCTATGGATGTATATAATCTACTCCACCTTTTTTTATTCCACTTTCAGTATCTATTTCAGAAACTTTCAGTTTACCTTTTATAGTAACATCGCCTGTTATCTTCAAATTTCCAGTTATTATCGTATTTCCAGTTATTTCTATACTATTTCCTAAAATAATATTTGTTCCGTTTTTTTTATTATTGATAACTATTTTATCGTTGTTTTTTTGCTCTCCGGAAATAATGTCCAAAGGTATAGCCCTTTCGACAACCGCAAATCCCATTTCTGTCCTTCCAAAACTCTGTTGCTCTGAAATTTCATTAGATTGAAAAGCCTCAACATATGGTCTTTCAAATATATTTATAAAAACCTTGTCATCATTAGAATAAGGAACATATACTTCGAAACTGTCACTGCTAAAAACTGGTAATAAAGGAACATCTGTTAAATCTTCAGGAGTTGTCTGTATAACATCATCTTTCAAACTTCTTATTGCCTTCTGCAAAAATTTTACACTTGCTTTTCTTTTTTCATTATCAACATCATAAATTTTACCTATCCATGTTGTATGTATATCATTGATTCCATCTTGAATAAGCATTTTATTATGTTTTTCAAGTTCGCTGAATGCCATTATTTCTTCTCCTTTTTAGATTTTTCTTGTTGTTTTTCTTCTTTTTCTTCAGATTTTTTTAGTTTTTCTTCAGATTTCTTTTTAATTTCTTCCAGTTCCTTTAACATATTCTGTCCAAATATATCCATATCGAGTATTTTCAATTCTGTTGTAAATTCTCCATCTTCTCCATCACAATTATGTGTTATTTTATCTATTACATAATCTTTTTCCAGTCCTTCTATAAATAACTGTGTATTTATTTTAAAATTCCTAAAACCTAATTTAACACTATATCCATCATCATCCACAGTCAGATTCAATAAATCCATCTGTGTTAGTTCTGTTTTTTCTTTGATAAAAGAATGTTTTGGCAAAAAGTAAAGCAGTCCATTTTCTATATAGAATATGCTCATTGTATCTTTTGCTATATCTTCAAATATTTTTTGTAAACTAGTATTAGATTTTGAAAAATTTGACTGATAAGGTAAATCTTTAAAAAGTTCTATTTTACCTATTCCCAGTTTGATTTCATCTTTACTTCCAAATTTATCAATCAAATCTTTTACTATAAAACTTGGTTTATTTCCTTTTGGATAGCTTATATTAAGAGTCTGCATCACAAATATATCTTTTTCCTGGAAACACACTAAACTATATTTTATATCCAGTTCAGAAAATTCATTTTTTACTGTTGCAAGTTGGCCTGAAAAAATCAAATCTTTTATTTTAATTTCTTTTTTCTCCCTATATCCTGCATAAAGTTCTATTCTTGGTTTTGCTTTCAAAAACTCATATTCTAAACTAAGTTGCCCTTTTTCTCTCGCTTTGATGTTATATAAATTTAATTCCAGGACATTAGATTGACTTGTCCTGTCTACTTCAAGCCTAAAATCCATGTTAAAGTTATCATTATCATATATAAGAACATTGTTGGCTAACATTAATCTTATTTCTATATATCTAAATTTATCTTTCATTCTTGTTACCTCTTGAATAGTAAAAAAGTGAAGTTTTTTAAAGTTTTAACATTAAAATCACTTTTTAATCCTTCTTTGTTTTTAGGCACTATCAATAAGATAAGATCATCGTAATCATTAGTTATCTGTTTTGGAATATATAACAAGTCCTGATAAGGCTCTATCTTTAAGGTAGACAACAATACATTATCAATATTCATAATTTGTAAAATTACAGGATCTATTTCATCATGTAAATAACTGTATTTCTTATTTATATAAATCAGTTCAAATTTTATTTTTCTTTCAAATGCAATCAATTCTATTTTAGAAGTTTTATTCTCTATGTTTTCAATATCAAAAGTAATTTCTACAAAGTCATTCTTTATTATTAAGTCTTTAACTTCTTTTTCTTTATATTGTATTTTCATTTTTTTCACCTACTTTATAGCCCTGCTGTAAAGATTTACAAAGTTTTTGAGTTTATCTTTAGCAGTTCCGACTATCTGAGTAAACATGTTATCAGAAGAAGTTACATTCTTGACATCTTCATATAAATTCCCACCAGGAACTCCATAACGCATCTCTTGAAAAGTCACACTTGCTTCAATGACATTATTTCCATCTTTTATATACTCTTCAGTCCTTGAAATATCTCTGATTACCATGTTTTTATAAACATGATTTCTTTTCAACAGAATTAGAACCTGTTTGTCATCTTCTTTCCAGTATTTTTCTAATGCTCCCATTTTTAACCTTGCCATTTTCCCAAAAAAAACAATATCCAAAGTCAGTTCTTTAGCTTTAAAGTATCTGTGATCATTATCTTCATATCCTAGATAAGTCTTTCTTGAAGTTATATCTTTCTGAAAATTTATCTCATTTGATAAACTATGGAACGGTATCACTCCAAAGAAACCATCTATTTTATCTAAATCCCATAAGCTCATTTTCTATCCTCCTGACCTTGAATAATGTATTTTAAATATATCTTTAAGCCTTGTATTTTCATTAATTCCATGACTTGTTTTTGAACCATTTAAAACTATCTCAACTTTATTATTTACTTCTTTAGTATTCCCACCTAAAAATTTTTCTTTTATATGTTTAAATAATTCTGCTGCACCTTCTTTTCTTTGTGAATCAAGTAAAGCTTTTCTTTTTGCTTCGAATAAGTCAGCTCTTTTTATTTCATTTACAATTGAATATCCTGTTTTTTTCAGAACTTCCTGCAACCCTTCTATTGCGGAAACTATTGCTTTCTGTTCCTCAATATTCTCTTTGTTTTTTGAACTTCCAGAACCGCCACCTCCTTTGTTGCCTTTTCCTTTACCTTTTCCACCACCTCCACCTTTTCCTCCTTTTTTACCTTTTCCACCGCCTGAGCTTCCACCACCTGTTCCACCTTTCATTTTTCCATACGGATTAGTTTTATTTCCCTTATTCTTGTTTCCACCTGGCATTTTAAATCTTTTCTTTCCTGTATTATTTTTAGTGGAATTAGCACTCATTTCATTTTTTCTTGTTTGAACAGAACTTCTTCTATCGTTTGCAACTCCTGCTGCTTTATCAGATAAACCTTTAATTGCATTTCCTCCTGCTTTTACAACTCCACCTATTGCTCCACCAATCAAAGGAATACCAGAAACCATATCTCCTATTTTATTGACTGCATCTGCAAACATACTTAAAATTCTGGAAACTGCCGTAGCAGCAGCAGCAACAATACTATCAAATATATTTAAGACGATATTCTTCAAATTTATAAATCCTTGAGCCGCAAGTGGAATATTATTAGTAAAAAGTCCAACTATAATATCAATTATTGATGAAATAAAATCTGTAAAACCATCCCATAAAAGCATTAAAGCATCTACCAAAAATTGCCACGATTCTAAAATAGCTGGAACTACATAATCTACAACGAACGCCACCATCATTTGAAATCCTTCACTAATGGCATTTATTATTTCCTGTACAGTAATCCCAACACCTATCCATTCAAGAAATCCATCAATTATAGCAAAAATATAACTTTCTCCCGTCATTAATCCATTCCACAAATCCCAAAGAACAGCTATAACTAAGGCAACTATTCCAACTACAACAAGCAATGGAGTTCCAAGTGTTGCAAAAAGTCCTCCAACACTAACAATAATTGGTACTAAAACTAAAAAAGCTCCTGTTAATCCTGTTATTGCCATTACGATAAGAGTTAATCCTGAAGCAAGTTCAGGATTTTTTTCTGCCCATTTTTGAAAACCTTCCAGAACATTAGCAATAACGTCTAAAACAGGTTTTAAAGCTTCACCTATTCTTTCGAAAATCGCCAGTTTAATCCCATCTATTTTCGATTGTATATTAGCCAGTTTGCCAGAAAAAGTGTCAGCCGCTTTTGCTGACATTCCAGCTACTCCAGGAACTTTACCAAGTGCGACAAGATAATTATAAATATCCTGCTCGTTCTTTTTAACTTCTGTTGATACTCCTTTGAATGTAAATATTACTTTATCTCCCGCATCTTTAGCTTTTACTCCAAATTCTTTTAATCTCTCGTTTTCTCCAGTCATTGCATCAAGTACTGCTTCAACGTACTGGTCAACTTCTTTACCTTGTGATTTAGCTACATCAGTAAGTTGAATAAATTCCTCTTTCGTTGGCTTTAGCCCTCTATTTATGAGTTTGTTAAATCCGTTTCCTACTTCATCTATTGAAAGTTTAACTTCATTAGCGGTTTCTCTTATAATCTGCATTGCAGCTGCTCCTTCAGCTGCTCCGCCAAGAGCATTTGAAAGTGTAGTTTTTAAATTTTCAAATTGCATTCCAGTCTGTGCAATACCCCCAGCTATTCCTTTAGTAAATCCAATAAGTACTGCTCCATTTACAACTGATGATAACTGTCCCTCTACATCCTTCATTTTATTCATGAAGCCTTTTAGTCCACCTTCAGCTGGTGTTGATGAAAAAACAGGAGTTTTTGGAGTAGGAGTAGGAGCTGTTTTAGCATTATTCTGAAACGAAACTGGTATCTTTATTTCTTTAGAAATTCTCTGCTTCATTGCTTCTATCTGCTTTTCTCCACGTACATTAAAAGTCAAGTCTATCTGAGCTTTCAATGCTGATTTTATCATTGTATTTATACTCTGTAGTGCTTTTTTTAAACTTGCCATGTCAGCTTCTATTTTTAAAGAAACCAGTGTTTCATTTGCTTCTGCCATTTATTCCCACCTCCTACTTTTTTCTATGAAGTTCATTCAAAAAACTTAAAGTATCAGCCATTTGCTTATCACCCCAGTTTTCATCTATATCATAAGGATTAAGATTAAATTCATGTGCAATTATATGTGCGTTTTTTAATCTTGCATCCATTTTTTCATACTGTAACCTATAATTTATCTGCCCATTACTTTTAAGATTCACTGCTGGGATTTATTGCAATATTTGTCGCAAAAATGATTAAATTCATTATGCTCATGAATGTCAATTTATCCACAACAGTATCTGGAATTTGAAATAATTCCTGTGTCAAAGTTATGAATTTATCCAAAGAATCATCTTCCATTCCTGAAAAATCTCCACTGTCTAATGCTCCTGTAAAATTCCCTGCATTTATTAAGAATCTTGTTAATTTTCTTGCTTTAGGATTAATCAACTGAACACAAACAAATCCTTTTTCTCCATCATCTCCCTCACCTTCTAAATAAACTTTAAAGACTTTATTTGGAAGTCCAAAATGTCTTTCTTCTCCTAAAAAAGCTCCTAAAAAAGGCTTTTCTCCAGGTTCTATTCTTTTAAATTGTAATTTCTTTTGCTTATTTTCCATTATTTTTTACCCCTCTATGATATTTTCTTTTCTTTTCTTGTTCCTGCAAGTTTTAAAGTATTTGTTGGAGCTTCTTCTGTAAAAGCACCTTCTGAATCAAGTTCGGATAAGATATTTCCGTCTTCATAATATGTTATCACTGTTTGACCATCTATTGTTTCATGCGTTTCTATCTCCAAAGTTGGATATTTGTTATCTTTTAAAAATTTCAGAAAATCTAAAATTCTTTCCATTACTTTTACTCTTGGTGGAATTGAAATAGTAAGTTCATAAGGAACATTAGCTATAATGGAGTAAATATTCTTACCTCTTGTTGTCATTCTTCTGCTTGTTTTATCCTCTGCTGTTTCTATTTCAACTGCATCTTCATCAAGTTCATCTATTATAAGTTCTCTTCCAGAACCCCTTACTAATATGAATCCCTCTCTCATATATGCCATATATCTTTACCTCCCTAATTTCCATTTTTTGAATTTAATATAACTTGTACTTTTGATTTGATTATTGCACCTTGAAACCAGCAATTATATTTAATTTCAACTTCTCTGTTGCTCATATTTACAACCTTCACTTCAAAAGCATTTGTTCCTTCTTCAATAATGTCATCGATATCATAAATTATTCCTCTTGTAGCAAATTCTCTAAGAATCGAAGTACCATTTGAAGCTACTTGCTGTCTTCCTGCTTCCTTTGTAGAAATTTTTTCTCCTCTTGTATTTCTTTCAACTATGTATTTTGTTATACCAATTCTCATATATTCATCTATTGCTATTTTTGCTAATGTATAATCAAACCATGTTATTCCATCCATAGCCTTTCCATAATAAGGGATAACCATTTGTTCTTCTTCTGTTACAATATTAACTCCAGTTGAAGATTCTCTCTGACTTCCAACTAGCTCCAATATTTCAGATAAAGTATAGTTTGATCCTGTAATTCCATTTAATTTAATGCTCGCAAATGGAACAGAACCTGGAAAAAAATTTCTTATTGTTGCAAGAAGATTTGTAATTTGACCTTCATTTTTATCTGTTGCAATATAAAATCCATTATCCACTTTATTTTCTTTTGCTATTTTAAGATTCACTTCTTTTGTAAAGTTAGATGCACCTTGAAATAAGAAAACATAGTCTATAGATGTCCCTTTTCCAAAATCCAAAGCTTCTTTTACATCTTTTTCTTCTGCTACAGGAACAACTGTGTAAAACCATTTTCCTTTCCAACGACTATCTAACCCTTGCAAGATAGAAGTGTACGTTGTAGAAGCCGTATCATCTCCATAGACCCAAATAAAATCTGGTTTTGTTGAAGCACCGAAAAAATCTCTTACTAAAATAACTTCTTTATCTGTTTCTTGAAACCCTAAATCTATCAGTTCTTTTGTAGATGTAATTGCTTTAGGTAAATTACTTCCATTTGAAACTTTTTTTGCTTTAGTTACTAATAAAACACTTGTAAAATCTCTAGTTGTCAGACTAAGTGCCGCATTAATAGCCGCTATGTTTACTATTGCATTTCTGCTCATTTTAACCTCCGTTTTCTATTTTTCCTTTTATTTTAGATTTTTCTATATAATCTGTTTCATAACTATAGAATGTATCCGCTGTAAACTCTAAACTGTATACTTTCTCATTCATTATCTTATTGTTTATTATTGTGTCACTTTCACTTATAAAATCTAACTTCTGTATTTCTATTTCAGATACATATTCGAAATCAAAGTTTAAATCTTCTACAATATGATTAAATATCTTATTTTTACTTAAAATTGTATCCATATTAAGCACTTGATCCTTATCATACAGTTTTATCATCATTTTATAAGTTCTATTACTTCTGTATTTAAATTCTATTCTATCTTTCTTGGATATTTCTTCTTTAAAAGTTGTATAGTCACTCATGCTTTTTGATTGAGTAATTTCATAAGTTAAAAATGGTTTGTCTATTTTTTCAAAATAAGAATTCTGAAAAAAAGAATGATACACAGCTGCTTCTATTCCCAACTTCGTAAATATATTAAAGAAAAGCGTATTTAATTCAGTTTTATATGAATCAAATGTTATATTATCTATATAGTCAGTTAAATAAAAAGTATAATAATTTTTCAATTCATCTTTTATTTTTCTAACTTCTATTAGTTCGTACTTCTTTTTTTCATAAACAATGTAATCTCCACTTGTTATTTCAAGCTTTTCTGTCGCTTTATTGTTATCAATTGCTAATGTCGGAATTCGTATAATTCCAACTAAATTTTCTCTTGTATCTATAGATTTGATTGGATTTATACTAGAATTATAGCTTTGATAATCAATGTAAGCTTTAAGTTTATACTCTTTAAATTCTTTTCTGATTATTCCTTTATCATTTGTTTCAGAAAGTAATTTAAAAAATTTATATTCTTTTTCTTTTTCATAAATCTGACTTATATTCATTATCCTCTACCATATCTTCCCTTTCCATTTATACTGAATGCAATTGATTTCACAAGAGTTCCTGTGTCAATAAGAGGATCATTAAATCCTTTTTGTTTAATTGTGCTTGGAGCATTTCCTGGACTTTTAAATCCATATATTAATGCTTTATGTTTATTATTAATATCTGTTCCAATTATTGTTCCAGCATTCATAATGTCATCTTTATTTTTAAGATACATACCAACAAAATTATTTTTATTGTCTTCTACATATTTATTCAGAAATTCCAGCACATTTCTCGAAGGAATTCTGCCATCTCTTGTTCCGTAAAGAAGTACAGCATAAAGATTTACGGCTGTTATGTTTTTGGCATAATGTCTAGCGTCAGGAAAAATACCACTTTTTATAACCAGTAAAGGTAATTTTATTTTAGTTTCCTTTTTTATAGAAGTTGAAACATTTAACTTCACTGTGAAACTTCCTTTAAATCTTGACATTATTTCCCTTTTGCTTTCTTTTCTTCAACCAACTCTATCTTTCCTTCACTTTGAGCAATTATACGTTCCATTCTCAAATCAAAGTTATCTATTTCTTGCGTTCCAGCTTCAAATTCTACTTCTTCTCCTGTTTGATGTATTACAAATTTGACAGGTTCTTTAATATTTATTTTCACCTAACTACCTCCTAACTGAAAAGATGAAGTCCATGATGTTTTTTATTTGCTATTTCATCAGCAGTTGCAAAATCATCTGTATATTTTCTTATTAATGCCCTGAAATTTTGCCCCGGGATTGTCTGATCTAAAGCTAAATCATTTAATCTTGCTTTCCAGTTTTCATTATTATTAGGCAAATTAAGACTTGTAGTTTCTTTCAAGTTCATTAACAAAAAATGCTGCGCTAAATATTTAGTTAGTATTTCTTTAACTTTATTAGGAATTGAAACAGTAACATCTTCCAAAAATATTACCGCTTCATCAATCTTTGAATTTATAATACTGTCAGAAATCACAAATTCACCATTTATTTCTTTGAAATTCAGTTCCGAAATTCCAGCTCTCACATCTTCAACTTTCATGATTATTCCTCTATTTTTTCAATATTTTCTTCAATCTGCTTTATAAGCTCTTCTTTACTTGCTTTTTCATCAGAAATATAATCCTTGAATACTTCAACTATTTCTTTTTTCTTTATTCTTTCATCTTTAAATTCTTCTAGCTGACTAAATAATTTTGCTTTCTTTTCCTGCAATTTTGTTTCCTTGTTCATATCATCAACTATTTTTTCAGAATTCATATTTTCTGTTTCTTCTCCTGTAACTATTTTTATATAATCTCCATAGTCTTTAGCAAAAGTTTCTAGCTTTTCTACGTTTTCAGCATCAAGTTCAACTTCTGTTGTTCCCTTTGTAAATTTAAGCCTATTTCCTTTTTCAGTAGTTATTTGAGGTATTATAAATACCTCAGCTAACTTACATATTATTAATGTTTTCATTTTTCCTCCTATGCAGTTGTTAATTCCATAATCGAATCTGGTCTAAATGCAACTATTTCTGATAATTTTTCTTCAACTGGAACATATGTTGTTCTTGCTATTTCCCATTCATCAGCAGTTGCTTCTTGTACAATTATAGTTTGAAAGTTTTCAGGAACATCATCTAAGATTAATAAAGTTGGCTTATTAGTAGTTTTATTTATTAAATTCTTAACAGGCACTATTCTTCCAAATAATCCAAGTTCTTGAATAACAGCCAATCTTGTTTTGTATTCCTGTGTGCCATAACTTTTTAATAATTTTGCATGTAATGAATTATCTATTACCAAAGTTCTAGCGTTATATTTCCCTGTTACTCCTGTTTCAAATTCAAGATGTGCTGCAGTTAAAGCATCCACAATTTGTTCTCCCGTTGCTGTTGCAAAATTCACACCTAAATTATATGTTCTTTTCCCGTCCACAGTTAAAAGACCTTGTCTTCCTAGCTTTGCATTTCCGTGTATCAGTTCATTGTTTTCTGCTTCAGAAACTGCATAGAATGTTTCAGAAGATTTTAAATTAAACATTTGAATCTGTTTTTCTCTTTCAACTGATAAAATTCTATCTTTTTCAGCAATAGTGAATTTATGACCTGATCTTATCCAGTGCAATTTTGCAAATGCATCTTCTCCATCAACTTCTGTGAAAGGAATATCATCATCTCTTTCTGCAACTACTTCTGCTACTCTTCTTGAATTTGTTTTTCTATATGTAACATATTTATCTCCTATCTGAACTCCTACCTGTTCACCACCAACTGGAACTAATGACCTTCCTAACAGCTCATCTTTTCTTTCCTCTAAAACTACTCCTAACGAAACCATAAATGCCGTTGCTAATTGATATGTCTTATTATTATATTTGTTAAACATCTATATCCCTCCTTATATAATCCCTTCTAATACTAATACTGCCAGTTCTCCAGATTTAGCAGTTGTTTCAAAATATCCTTTTATTGCTGTCCCTGTTGCCGCTTTTACAAATTCTCCTGTATTTTTTACTCCGGCTTTATCACCTTTAGCAACATTTTCTGCTACTTTCACAACTATATTTCCTGATTGCAAAATTGAAGCAGTTGTTGGATTTTCTATAATTCCTTTATCGTTATCATCTGTATGCATAACAACTCCTGCGAATGTTCCTGTTGTAAACGGTTTTACTGCTCTCATTCCATCAGTAGTACTCCATTGCACAGCTTTCCCTATTGTTATTTTTTCATCTATAACATCACATATTCTGCTTCTTCTGTCAGTAGTGAAATATGCTTCTTGTCCTAATTTCATAATTAATTACCTCCATTTCTTTTTTTAGAAAAATAACTATTGTCAATTTTTAATGTTAATCCTGTTTCGGATTCATTAAATTTTCCTTTTTCACTTGCTTTTGTTTCTTTATTCATTTCTGATAATGTCTCTACACTAAAATTAAACATTTCTTTCAGATCTTCTACTTTAGCATTTTCTTTAGCGTTGAATTTTGGATTCACTTCCTTGATTACTTTTTCCATTATTTTTTCAACTGCTTCTTTTTCATCAATAGAATTTAAAACTTCTTTAGCTTTAGAAATTATTTCCTTATTTTCTATTTCTGTAAGTAAACTATTATATTTTGTTTCCAATTCTCCATATTTTGTTGTTAATTCCTGCTTTTCTGTTTCTAAAGTCGTTTTTTCTGCTGTCAATGTTTCTTTTTCAGTTTCTAAAGCATTATACTTTGCTTCAAACTCTCCACTTTCTTTTTGAAGATTAATAGCTTCCACTAATAATTCCTCAGGTGTTAATTCTTTTCCATTAAATTTCAATTTCATTTCTTCCTCCTCATAATCTAAATAGTTATATATAAGTTTTACATCGCTGCCAGCTCTTCCTTTTCCAGATAGTATTGCTACATGATTAGCTATAATATCTTTTTGGATGTACTGATTATCTTTTATATTCTCTGTTTCTGCCATATATCCAGCACTTAATTCGATATTTTCTCCATTTTCATATCTTTGTTTTATAAAATCTACAGTTTCTTTATCTTCTATCTGTAAAGTAGCTCCTAAACAATCCTGATTTTCAAAAATTTCAATTATTGTTCCTTTTCCAAATTCTAAAACATTTTCAGAATTAATCATTGTTAATTTTCCATTTTTTTCAGGATGTTCGAGAGTAACTTTTTTGTGCAAAAATGAATTCTTTGTTTCTTCGCTAAAAAGAATATCCTTAGGTATTTTTTCTCTTAATACCCCTTCTTTGTCCATATATTCCATAAAACTGTCTGCTTTTAATATATTCCCTTTTATCTGCAAAAATCCTTCGTTTGTTTCTGTCAATTTTGGTTTTTCAAACTGATTAAGATTATATCTGCTATGCAACATTATTTAATGCCTCCTCTATTGCTTTTTCATCTATAGCCATTCTACATCTGCAACCCCATTCCTGTTTTGGTAATATTTTTGCATTGTCTTCACCCACACCTTTAAGCAAATTTCCATTCATATCAAATAATTTTCCTTCTCTCCATGAATGTTTTGCCCTTACTCTGTCATCATGTTTAGTTACCCATATAAATCCTTTTATTCCTAGTTCTTCCAAAATGATTTTTACATATTCCGCTTGAGTTTCTCCTAAAACATTATTTGAATTCAGCAAATCCGAGTAACCCATTCTTTCTTCCACTTTTTCTTTTGCTTCCTGCCATTTATCTTTTAATACAAAATCTTCTGTTCCTGTCTTTACTTTTTTAATTACTTCATTTACATAGTATACTGTTCTTTTTGCACTACTAAGATATAGTTCTTTTATTCTTTTATCTGCTAGATCTACTGATTTTTTGAATAATTCAGAAGTTATTCTATTTTTGAACTTTTCTCTGTTCTTTTTACTTATCCCATCAATTATCAATGCTAATGTATAAGCTAAAAGGACTTTGTTTATTCCAAATATAGTCCTGTTCTCTTTTTCTTTAAAATTTTTAAGTGCTTTCTCTATCTCCTCTTCATCATCAACATTGATGTTATTTTCTTCAAGATATTTCAGAAACTTTTTTGTCTTGCCTTTCAATATTTTCAGAAGCATTTTTTCTATTTTTATATCTACATCAAATTCAATCATTTTAGCTCAACTCTTTCAGTAACGCTTCAAAGTCAAAATCTTCTTCGCCTAATTTTTTAATTATTTCAGCTATTTTATCTTTTTTCTCAATAAGTTCATTATTTGAAACTATATTCAAAGCTTTTTCAAGATATTCAAGCTTTTTAGTGTCAAGTTCAACTCTCTTTAAATCATTATCAATCTGTTCTGCAACAGTCGGTTCTAGCAAATTAGGTAATTCAACCTTATAACGTTGTTCTATTTTTAGTTCTATTAAAACTTTATCGATTAAATTATTTGTTATTGGTAGAATATATTTATTGAAATATCTCCTTAAATACTCTGCATACTTTTTTGCATCCTCTTCAGAACCAGCCAAAGTTCCTTGAGTATTTCCTGCCAGTCTCTGTTTTGGAATGTTAGTGTGTATGGATAGTATAGTCAAAACCGCATTTATATATTTTTCAGGATCTATTCCGCCAGTAGAATTTATTACTTGCATTTCATCATCTTTTCCTATTACAGCTAAAGTAGAAGCATTTATTTCTTCTTCCTTATCTCTAACTCCACCACTTTCTCTTATTTTGTCCATTGTATTTGCATCTGTTTTATAAATAAGAAAAACTGCTCTGTATATTAGCTGTCCTATGCTCCATTCTGTACTATCTAAAATAACCATTCTGTCAAATAAAGAAGTAAATATTGATTCTCCTATCAACCTTTTATGTTCATTTATTCTTGAAAAAATCACTCTGCTCGGATGTATTTCTGTCTTGACTGACTGATTGTAATATCCATTATTGGAATAGTTTTTCACTTGAAGTTCTGTTACTTCTCCGTAATTCAATTTTAACTTAGAATTTTCAACTTTAATTTTTACTATTTCTGTCTTATCAAATACACTTAATCCTTTTATCTGATATTTTTCTCCTAGTTCATCAGATGTTTCTTTTTCTTCATTATGAAATGCATTCAAATACATTACTGCATATCCAAATTTTCTGACTTTTTCCATAAACTCCATTATTTTTTCTAAATAATCAAGCTCATCAAGTTTATCCAGAAGCTTTTTTGTATTCTCTATGTCTTCTGTTCCATCTGATTTTAGAACTGAAATTTTAAGCCCATTTTTTAGAACGTCTTCAATCGGAGCATTCAATATTATTTTTGCAAGATCATTACTTCCAACCAAATTTTCTATTGTTTCATCATTTAAATATTTTTTAACAGGAGTTTGCCTGTTTAATATATCTTTTCCTGAACCTTTTGTGGAATTCCTTGCATTACTTGCAAATCCATTATGTTTCATTTTCTTTTTTTTACTCATAATTTCTCCTAAACTAATATGTCATGCACTCCACCAGTGCTATATTTTTCAAGGGCATAACGTAATGCATCCATTAAGTGGTTATAATTATCTGCAGCCTTATTTAACGTTATTCCGTTTTTTTCTTCCCAGACATAGTTTTTAAATTCCATTATTGTATTTGTGCATTTTGGATGCACGTATATATCGAATTGTTGAATATACTGTATTCCTTGATTCACACTCCCTTTTCCTTTTGAACTCTGTTTTATTCGGCTTATACCGTGTCTTCTAATCTCTTCTATTGATTTGGCTTCAGCACAATCGGCTGTAATCTCATCTTTTGAATATCCCCTTATTTTTATTTCTTCTGCTATTTCATTGTTTAATAGACGTTTTTTATAGAACTCGTCAAATATGAAAAGTCTTTTATTTCTTAAATCGACTATCACCGCTATAAATGCACTCGGATCATTTGTAAATCCAAAATCTAGTCCAAATGCAGTTTCTAAGGAAAAATCTTTTTTTAATAATTCTATAGCATCAAAATCCAATATTTCCCAGTTGTTATATACAAGCCCTTCTGCAATTCCCCATTCGCCTAATCCTGCAACTCTAAAACGATTTGGTCTTTTTATTTTCATTTTCTCAAATCTCTTCAAAGTTACTTCATCGAGAAATTCATTCATTGTATAGTCAGTAGTTATTGCATATATCAAATCATCTGTATATTCTCTGTCATAAGTATCGTTATAAAATCTTTTTCTTAGCCAGTGATCTTCAGACCATGGATTGAAGCTTAAAGTAATCTGATGGAATAAATGTGGTGGTAGTATACCCCTTATACTTTCTTCCAATGTTTCAAACATTTCCTGTTTTTCAATCTGAAAAGCTTCCTCTATCCAGACAAAATTTAAATATCCTTGTGCTACTGTAATTGATGTTAATTTTAACGGATCATCTAGTCCGGCAAATAATATCTGTTGACCAGTTGGTAAATAAGTTAATGTATGTTCTCCTTTTGGAACTCTCCATAAATGATTTACTTTTAATCTGTTAATTGCCCAAATCAAGTCTGCTCTACAACTGTTTCTTAAAGTATTAAATACACGTCTTATGACAAGTAAATTACTTTCGGAATATTTCATAATTCTGTAAATCATATTGATTGCTATAGTTTTACTTTTTTTGCTACCTCTTGAACCTTTAACAACTCTGTAAAAATGTTTATCATTCCAGAAAAGGTCATAATTTTTTCCAATAACATCTTTAATTTTTATCTGTGTCATCTATTATCACAACCTGTTCTTTTTCCTCAATCACTTGATTTTTATTTGCTTCAATACCAAGTTTTAGTTGCTGCAGTTCTTCACTTGCCAATTGTGAATCTATTTCCAGCAATTCAAATGAAGTTAATAGTTTACCCGTCCTTATTAAATCATTTCCCATCGCTTTTAAATTGTCGTAAGCTTTCTTTATATCATTTATTTTCTTTATATCATTTGTCCCTTTTACTTCTTTCAGAACATTTATTATAATATTTCGTTTGCTTATTTCTATATTTTTAAGCAATGTTTCCAAGTCGGGATAAACCTCTTCTACTATTTTATCTAAATATTTTTCTGTTCGTTCTAGCCTTAACTGTCTAGCATTTTTAGACTTTCTATAATAAGTTCTTTCCGATATGCCATATTCAGACATTATTTCTTGTTTGCTTTTCCCATTTAAAACATCTTGTTGTATTTTAATTTCTTTTTCGATTGCACCTTTTTTCATTTTAGGTGCACTTTTCTTTTTAGGGGGTGCATTAGTTAAGGGTGCATTTATCTGTTTTTTTTTCCAGCCATCTCTTTTTTTCCAACTTTTGACTGTATTAATACTTTGATTGTACTTTCTACATAACTCTGTGATTCCTGCACCATTTTCATATTCTTTTCTTAACAGTTCTCGTAAGTCCTGCTTATCCATTTTTATATTCTTCCCAATTTACAGTTTTTCCATTTATCTTTATTTCTTCCTCTCCTGTAAATTTTAAATATCTTTCTATAATTACTTGCACCCACTTGGTTTCTAATTCCATTAAATACGCTTTCCTGTTTAGTTGTTCACAAGCTATCAGTGTACTTCCGCTTCCACCAAATAAATCTAATACCTTTTCATTTTCTCGACTGCTACTTTTTATTGCTCTTGCACACAATCCGACAGGCTTAGGTGTTGCGTGTCCTCCTACCCCTTCTCTATCTTTTCCTACAACTCTATCAAAATGCCAAACGTTGTTCATGTTATCGTGTGTATTATTGAAATAAGCTCTCGAATCATAAAATTTACTTTTTATTTTTTCATATTCTTTTTTCAGCTCTCCATATTCTTTTTGAAAAGCTCCATATTCTTTTTGAAAAGCTCCATATTCTTTTCCGTATTTTTGTAACTTTTTATAATTTTCTTCAGTCGGAAATACCCACTGGCTTTTTGTAAAATAATGTTTTCCCATTTGATTACCTAATGCTTTTTTCCAAGCCTTGTTTCCACCACATTTTTCTATTTCTGTTGCGAGATATTGTCGGATTGGTTCCCATCCTTCATAATAATTTTCTGAATTTGTATTAAATCCCTGCACACCGTTCATAACAAATAGACATTTTTCATCAGCAGTGGCATACATCCTTGTAAGTTCTGAATTTTGCCCCTGTCCGGTCCCTTTGTCCCAAGTTATCAAATTTCTGAATGTTATTTCATTATTTTCAATTTTTGGCTTCAATAGATTAGAATAAATGTCCATTAAAGGTTCATCTATTCCCCAGCAGTACCAGCTGCCGTTTTCAATTAAATTTTCAAATGACAAAGGTATCCATTTTTTATTGAAATCAAGTAAATCATCATAATTTAAATTATCATTTGTAACTCCGTCTTTTTCTTTCTTCATTCCGTATGGAGGATCCGTGAATACTAAATGAGCTTTTTCTTTATTCATCAATTTTTCTATTTCTCTTGAATTAGTGCTGTCTCCGCACATTACTCTGTGGTTCCCTAATTCAATTAAATCTTCTGACTTTATTACTATGTTTTTTGGTTCTTCCAATTCGGCATCATCTTCTGCTACTTCTTGATTATCTCCTGCAGTTTCTTCAATCTCATCTTCCATTATTTCCTGAAGCTCTATTTCATCAAATCCTAACAACGATGTGTCAAAATCTACGCTTTCAAGCTCTTCTATTTCCTGTCTTAATATTTCCATGTTGAAACCTGTATTCAATGTATACTGATTATCAGCTATCATATACGCTTTTTTATCTTCTTCTGTTAAATCTGTATGTCTTACTACTTGTACATCCCTATAACCTAGTTTTTTTAAAGCCATATATCTTCCATGCCCTGCTAGGATCATATTATTCTCATCAACTATAATAGGACTTCTATATCCTATTTTTTTTATTGTCTCAGATAATCCTTCTATCTGCCAATCTGGATGTTCTTTTACATTATTTTCATACATCCTTATCTTATCTATACTAATTTTTTCTATTATCATTTTTTCTCCTTTTTTTGAAAAAAGAAAAAGCGAACCTATTACGTATTACTACGTAACAGGTCCGCTTGGGACGCTCTGGATAAAATTTGTCCAATATATTCTTTTGTTTTTTATTTCTTTAATATTATACCACTTTTATATATATTTTTCAACAGTTTAAAGTTATTCTATATATATCCTTTTCCCTTGAAAAATACTAAAAGATTATACATATTTTCTATTGACTTTTTACCACATATTACATATTTCGTTGGTTCTGTAAAATTTTCTTGACCTTTTTTTCTTAAAATCAGATAACAAGGTTTATTTACTGCTGCAAATGCTCCTAAACTTCCAGCCAACATGTATCCAGCTAAAACATCAACAGACTGATTATTTTTGTTAGGAACTTCAAACTCTACATTATAATCTTTTATATCAAATAATTCATATTTTCTGTGAATTGTTTCCATAAATCGACCATCATCATTGAATATAAGATATTTATACTTCCCTGTTTCTATTTCTCTGTAGTTATTAAAGCCTATTCTTTCCAATTCTTCTCTAAATTTTTTCTCTTTTCTTCTCAAACTCACATGAAATATTATTGTTGCTATCAAAAATGGTGGAAAAACAAAAAATATAATAGACATGAAATATGCAAAAAACAAAGCCAATTTAATACTGAAACTTCTCATTGTCATCAGACTTCAACTCCTTTTTAAATTTAATAAATTATACCACAACATTAAGCTTTTTCAAAGAAAAAACAAGAATTATTTTTCTTTTTTGAAAATATTTTTTATTCTACTGATTATTTTTCTACTTTCTTTCTCAATTAACACTCTTTTATTATTATCATTCACTAACTCTATGCTGTCATATTTAAAATTCATATATTATCTCTCCTTATCCTAAAAATTTATTTATGAAATATTGTTGCCCTTTTCCTGTAATTTTTGGTGTCTTTGTTATTTTTACTCCTTCTGAAGCTGACTGTCTTGTTCCTTCCTTTATCACGAATAATCCTAAGTTCATTGACTTCTGTGTTGGTAAATTCCAGTCTGAGCCTTTCTTTGAAATCAAATATCCATTAGCTCTAAAATATTTAAACAATCTATCTTCTCCTGTATTTACTCCTTTCTGTTTCAAAAGCTTTGCCATTTCTCTTACTAAAATACAATCATCTGACACACTTAGAGAATTTGCAAAAGCAACCGCTGGAGCCTGTTCCTCTATTTGTTTTTCTAATTGCTTTCTTTTATCTTGCTCCTCTTTTAATCTTGTAAAAGCTTTTATTGCCAAATCAGGATTATTTAGTAATTCATCTGTTGCATACATACCTGTCTTTCTTATTGAAGGTAATACTTCATCAAATACCCAGCTTTCAAAAACTTCGGCTTGTGGTAAATTTGATTTTGCAATTAACCTGTATAGATTTCCTTCATTTATAAATTTCTTTTCTTGCATTCTTCCTAGTCTATCGATGACTGAACGAATTGTGCACCCATCTCCTCTACAATGGTCTCTTATTGCTTTTTGTGGATTTGAATATCCTAATATTTTTGCCATTTCTGTTGCTGGAAAATATTCTTTTCCATTTTCAACTAATATTTCAATTTCTCCAAATTTTTCACTTTTAAATATTTGTAACTCATTCATATTTTATCCTCCTATTATACTATGCTCCTAACTCTTCCAAGGCTTCTTTTACATCAGAATTGTATACAAGTTCTGTCATTTTTGTTCCTGCTTTAAAATATTCTGCTTTCAATTTTTCAATATAGCTGTCCAGAACTTTTTCAAATTCTA